AGGAACGGCTGGAGATCGCCTCAGTGATCACAGCAGAGGCCGACGGCGAGCCCTACGCGGGCAAGGTGGCCGTGGCCCAGTGCATACTCCAGACATGTGAGGACGACGGGATCCGACCGGACGAGGCCCTGATCAAGTACAGCTACACCAAGCGGCGCCCGGATCCTACCGAGGAAGCTCTGGAGGCCGTCGAGGCCGTGTTCGACTTCGGGCAGGTAGCAACGAGCGAGCCGATCAAATACTTCTACGCGCCCTCTCTCGTCCAGAGTGACTGGCACGAGTCGCAGGTGTACGTCCTGACTATCAACAATCACAAATTTTTCAAGGAGGCCGAGGAATGATGAACGAATACAACGAACCGAAACGGGACAACCCGAAACGGGACAACCCGATCCGGCAGCTCACCGACCATTTAGCGGATCTGATCCTCCGACTGGTAGAAACGGAGCGCCAGCTCACAGAAGCCCGGCAGAGCTCTGACGAGTGGTACCAGAACTGGCAGCGCAAGGACGCGCAGCTCAAAGAGACGCAGGAAAAGCTCGCCGAAGAAATCGAGGAACACCAGAACACCCAGCGACAGCTCCGGGAGGCTCTGGAGAAATTAGAAAAGGGAGGACATGACAATGGCTAAGAAAACCAAGCAGGAAACCACAGAGGCCGCTCAGGAAGTCGAAAAGACCGAAGGCGGGGAAATTATCAACCAGACAGAAGAAACGCCCGTAGCGGGCACAGACGAGGCCACAGAGGCAACTCTGGCGCCTACCGCCACGCTGGACGAGCTGGAAGCTCTGGACATGGCGACATTTTACCAGAGCGACGAGGACGAGGGCCAGCGCCCTGCGTGGGCTATCAGGGACGACGGCTGCGCAGACTGGGCCGTCCGCAAAATCGCAGAGGAAAAGGAAGAACTCGACCGGATCAAGACACTGGCCGAGAAGCAGATCGAAGCCATTCAGGAAAAGGTGGACGCAGCACAGCGCCGCTACGAGAACGGAACCCGCTTCCTGACTGGAAAGCTCGCGGAATACTTCGAGACGGTACCGCACAGAGCAACCAAGACCAAAGAGAGCTACCGCCTTCTGAGTGGAACCCTCACAAAGAAACTGGGCGGCACGCAAATGAAGCAGGACGACGAAAAGCTGCTGGAGTACCTGAGAGCCTCCGGCAACGAGGACATGATCCAGACCACCGAGAAGCCTCGCTGGGGCGAATTTAAGAAGCGCCTCGGCATTATCGGCGGCCAGATCGTAGACACGACCACCGGCGAACTGGTGGAAGGCGTAGCTCTGATCGAGAAGCCGGACACCTTCACAGTGGACATTTAAGGAGGAAACCATGGCAGCAGGAACAACAACCAAGGCCGCCGGGCCTGCCGCTTCTCTCACACTCCAGCAGAAATTCGTGGAGCTGAGGAAAGCGATCCCCGGCATAGTGCAGAAGGCACACAGCGACGGCGTGAAGTACAAGTTCGCGAAGATCTTCGACGTGTACGAGCTTCTCACCCCGGCCATGAACGCGCAGGGCGTCAACTTCGACATAGTGGGCGAGAAAGCAACCAGACACGCCGAGAACGGCGACGAGGTGTACTACTCCAACTTCGTGCAGCACACCAGAAACGGCGATCGCGTCGTCTGGGTGTACGAGGCAGACCTGACGATCCGCTGGACAAACGCGGACAACCCGGAGGACTCTCTGGAGGTAACACTCCACGCGATCGGAACCAACGACGGAGGCCCGGACAAGGCGAAGGGCTCCGCGTGGACGTACTGCCTCAAATATTATCTCTTTGAGAAGTTCGGCATTGATCAGGGCGACGACGATCCAGACATGAGCGACCACAGCAGCGAGGCGCAGGCGGGCCAGAATAAGGGCACACAGCCTCAAAACAATGCAGGTGGAAGAAATACACAGCCGAACGGGCAAACGGCCCAGACGGGCCACTCTGGGGCCTCACGCGGGCTCTCAGACGCGCAGCTCAACCGTATGTACAAAAAGGGCGAGGACGCAGGCATGAGCCAGCAAGCGATCAACGACCGGATCGTGCAGTTCTACAAAGTGCAGGATCCGCACCAGCTGACGCGGGCCCAGTACGACGAGATCTGCAACTCTCTGGACAATGCAGCAAAACAGCAAGGAGGTAATCACTAATGTTTAACCATGTAGGACTTCTGGGCCGACTGGCTCAGGAACCGGAAATCAGATACACACAGAACGGCACACCGGTGGCGAGCTTCGACCTCGCCGTGCAGGTACCGAGCAAAGACAAGAACACACCGCCCGACTACATACCGATCGTGTGCTGGCGTGAGCTGGCCGAGTTCTGCGGCCGCTATCTCACCAAAGGCCGCCAGATCGTCGTCGAGGGACGGATCAGCACGAGAAAATGGAAAAGCGAGGACGGAAAGACACACAAGGCCGTCGAAGTCGTGGCCTCCCGCCTCTACTTCGCAGACAGCAACAACGGAGGGGGAACGAACAATGGCAACAGCCAGCAGACGACCGGGGACGGCTTCATGGACGCTTCGGACGAGCCGCTCCCTTTTAATTAAGAAGAAAACCAACGGACGACCGCCGGACAATCTGCGGACTGTTCGGCAACGTCTGAAATTTAAGCCAAAAATGAACCACGAAAGGAGGAACGCACAGTGGCATGGATCCAAGTACACCAACAACTGAAAGATCACCGCAAGCTGCTGGCAGCTGCCGACGAGCTGGACATTGAACCGGCCTACATGCTCGGCCTGCTGATCTCGTTCTGGCTCTGGGCGCTCGACAACACTCCCACCGGATCGCTGGAGGGAATCAGCAACCGCAACATTTCACGCGCAGCACAATGGACTGGAGACGCCGACGAACTGGTGGAAACCATGACAAACGCCGGTTTTCTGGACAAAAACGACGCCGGAACGCTGGAGATCCACGACTGGTACGAGTACACCGGGAAATTGATCGACCAGAGAGAAGCCGAAAAGCTAAGATCGAGACGCCGCCGTGCTGCTGCCGCTTCTCCACAGACCGACCAGAGAACGACCGACGGACAGACCGCGGACGGAATGGAGAACAACAACGGGCAAGCCGTAGGCAGAGTAGACCAGACTAGAGTAGACCAGAGTAGACCAAACCAGAGTACACCAGAGAGTGAAGGTTTACAGCCTAACGGCTGCGGAGCTGAGCCTGCGCCGTACAAGGTGATCGTGGATCTCTATCACGAGATCTGCAAGAGCTACCCCGCCTTGCGTAACATAAGCGCAAAGCGCAAAAAGGCGATCGCAGCACGCTGGAAGGAATACGGTCAGAACCTCGACACGTTCCGGGAACTGTTCGAGCTCGCCGAGGCTTCGGCCTTCCTGAAAGGCAAGAACGGCCGGAACTGGACGGCAGACTTCAACTGGCTGATGAACAGCGAGAACATGGCGAAAACGCTCGAAGGTAAATACACCGACGACAAGCACCAGAGGCCGCAGGAAGGCAGCGGACGCACCGACACCATGGGAGTGCTCGCGGACATTATCGCAGACGAGGAAGGGGGCGACTCGTTTTGACAAAAGCAGACGCAGCCCGGCTGGTGGCGATCGTCGTCACCGCCTACCCGAACTACGACAAATTCAAGGACGCCGAGGCCGTCAAAGCCACGGTCAACCTCTGGGCTATGATGTTTGAGGCAGACGCGGCCGGGATCGTGGGGCTGGCAGTCAAAAAGCACATAGCAACGAGCAAATGGCCGCCAAGCGTCGCGGAGATCCGGGAGCTCATGCTGGAGATCCAGCACCCTGACCTCATAGCGCCGGACAAGGCGTGGCTGGCAGTGTCCGACCTGCTCTACACAGTCGGGCAATATAACCACGGCAACCTGAACCGACAGCTCCCACCGCTGGTAGCCCGTGCAGTCGAGGCAATCGGCTGGGGCAACCTCTGGGAAATGCACCGGAGCTACTGCGCAGGGGGTAAGCCCGGTATGGATCGGGTGGCGTTCGTGCAGCAGTACACGCCAATGTATGAGCGGGAAAAAGCCCGGAGCATGACGCCGGACGCAGTAAACGAGCAAATAGACACAGCGGCCGCAGCACTGCCAGACGGAGGCCGGGGACTTCTGGAGCGGCTGGAAACCGACCGCAGGGAAAGAGACGAAACCTACTACAAGCTGAGCTGGGGCTGGCAAAATAAGGCAATAGAGGCAGCAGCCGACCGGGCGGCCCTCGAAGCCGGGGAGGTGAACGGAGAATGACGGCTGACTTTATAAAAGACAAGGACTGCACAAAAGACACGCCGGTGACGCTAGGAAAACCAAACCGTGCAATCTACGGAACGGGGCAACACATACAACCGAGGATAAGCGGAAAGCGGGAAACGGAATACGACAAAAAGGTGTATCTGCCGGAACTGCTGCCGCTGGAAGAATACGACTTGATCGTCGTGCTATTCTCCGGTGGAAAAGACAGCGCGGCGGCTTTTTGGAAACTGATCGAGCTCGGCGTTCCAAAAGAAAAGATCGAACTATGGCACCATGACATAGACGGGAAAAACCCGGATAGGACAATGGACTGGCCAGTCACTCAGGCTTATGTAAAAGCCTTCGCAGAACACGCAGGGTGCAGGCTGCGCACGAGCTGGAGAGTCAACGGCTTTTTCGGGGAACTGTACCGAGTCGGTGCAAGCTATCCGGTGGAATACGAAGGAGACGGCGAGATCAAGACGTGCCAACTCACTAAAAACCAAAAGCTCAGTGAAGAACTTCGCGAGAAAATTCTCGAAGGGAGCGCAAGCGAGGAAGAACTCAAAGAGTACGGGTACCGTTTCAAATTCCCGGCAAAATCTGGCCAACTCGCCCGGCGCTGGTGCAGTGCATACTTGAAAATTGACGTTGCAAGCTCCGTACTGAGAAATCTCGAAGAATTGAGAAGCCTCGGATCTAAGCGACACAAATTCCCGGCGAAGTCTGGGGCACACCAAGGCCGATGGTGCAGCGGAGCCCTAAAAGCGCAGGTACAAAGCGCCGTAACAACCGACATGGAAACCACGAAATCAGACGCAAAGATCCTGATCGTATCAGGGGAACGTCGAGGCGAAAGCGCAGGCCGGGCAAAATACAACGAAATGGAAGTACACCGGACAAACGCAACAGCAAAAGCTCACCGGCTCGTTCACCAGTGGCGTGCCGTGATTGACTACTCAGAGAGGGACGTCTGGGAGGTACTGAAAAGGCACGGGACGACACCACACCCGTGCTACACAGCAGGCTGGAACCGCTGCTCGTGTATGATGTGCATTTTCTCTTTACCGAAACACTGGGCGGGGATCCGCGAACTATTCCCGGAACAATACGAAGCCATGAAAGCGGACGAGGAAAGACTGGGCTTCACAATAGACAACAAAAAGAATTTAGACAAATACACGGGAGACGCCGACAGCTGCGTGTCACATGCAAACCTACACGCGCTCGAACAACTGAAAACCGGCAGATTTTCAACCGAGGACATATACACGGATCCTGATCAATGGAAATTTCCGGCCGGTGCCTTCAAAGGATCAGAGGGTGGCCCGTGTTAGAAAATGCTGGAGAAGGAGGGGCAACAATTTGAGAAAAAGACTGATTTATATATGCTCCCCGTGCCGCGGGGACATGGAAAAGAACATACAGAGGGCGCAGGAATACTGCCGGGAGGCCGTGGATCTCTGGCCGGACGTGATACCGATCGCGCCGCACGTTTACTGCACACAGTTCCTCGACGAC